AAATAGATTAGTTTTTTCATGTTTAATGTGTTTTTGTTTAATTGTTTGTGAATAATAGTTGTCAGAACAGGGTTCGAACCTGTAACCACCATAATACACTATGGTGAACCTGTGTATAAGTTGTGTCTGCCAATTCCACCACCTGACTTTCTCTTCAGTTCACTCCTGCCCCGTAGAGCATACCGTGATAGGGTGTGTTAATCAATACTAGTCTACCTGAAGAGCAATTTGGTTAATACTCAACTATGTATTGATCCGGATTTTTTCCCAGGTCCACGTCTTATTTATTAGCATTTTGCACGTGCAATAAAAGGAGAGCATGGACCATTATGGGAAACAATATTTCCACAGACCGTCCTTGAAGATAATTTTGGTTGGGACATCAACATCCACCCCAATAAGATTTCAAAGAGCAGAGCCTTTTACGGGAAATAAGTTTAATAACCTGATTGCTTTAATTTTTCAGCAACCTCTGCTGTTACAGCTATTGGTATGAAGCAGAAGAATATGCTATAAATGAAGAACCATTCTCCACTACTGATTATATTCATAAAGGTGCTGGTGAATATAGATACAATAATGGATATGATTGTGAACATAAGCATGTGCACAAATAAAAATGTAAATGTAAGTGTTAAAGTTTTCATATATGTTTAGTTTAGTTGGTGACGTATTTGATGTGGTGGCCTAAGCCTCCGTTATGGGAATTACCTATAAGAGAAACATAAAGAGAGAGAAACTTATAAGGAGAATAACATTCTCTCTCAATGTAATGTTTTCTATCATATAGCTGTCTTAATATTTTACATGCAAGCCACTAGCATGGAACCAAGAACCTACACCTAGTATGTAGGAATACATGTATGTCGGTACATGTTTTACCATTGTTAGAAATGACTAGGATTGTTGTTATAGCCATTTAGTCCGCAACCAAATAGGTTTTTTAATGGCTTGTGTGAAAATGTGGAGAATTGTGGGAGATGTGACCACCCACACTCTAACTCCCACACAATCAATCAGTTAAGTGCAAAATATTCTGTTTGGAGAATACATTCACATCAGAGTGTCAAGTGGTTGAGTGGTGAGGTAAAAAAAAGGGGACGTAGTCCCCCTTCATTATGGTAATTTAATACCATTGTTCTCTCCACCTGCAAGGATCCACGGTGTACCGTTAATACTTGTCTCACGGAACCCTGGCATAACAGTGTCTTGTGCACTAATGAATGCTGGAAGGAGATTGCCATCAGCATCCGGAGTGAAGCAACCTTTCTCTACTCTTGTAGATACTAATGCTTTTGAACCATTAGAGAATGTTACAACAGCAACGTTTTCAACTTGTGGGTGTCTTTCTAATGCTGTTACAGTTTTGCTGGCACTTTGTGCAATAATGAATTTAATCATATGAATAATGCGGGGGGTTTATACCGCTAAGATTTACTGTGGGATGGTTGAATGGGGAGGTAGCAACACCCTCCATCATCCAAGTTTTCCCCACCGGGAGGGGGTGTCTTAATATGTGGATAAGGTGGGGGTAAGTTAATTTGCATACAGTCCCGGGGGATGTTATATTTGCAGAAATATATTATTATGAATACTGATATCAATCCTTCCTATGATCAACAGCCTATATATGGTGGTGATCAGGTGTATGGAACTAATGTTAAGATTGAAGGCGGTGCCAGCCCTTTCATCTATCCTAAGTATGTTGGGTATTATTCTATAGGGGATAAGGCATTATGTATCCATTTTAAAAACAAGCCGCATTTTATTCACCGTCTATTCACTAAGGTCTTATTGAGCTGGAAGTGGTATGACACAAACTAATACACATGAAATTAAAAGGTAGAAGAATTCTATTGAATGTTCCTGAGAAAAAGGAATCCGTAATCCAGCTTTCTGAAAAAGATCAAGAGGATCTATTAAAGGCTGAATATAAAAAATGGCAAAAGCTTACAGTGTTTGCTGTAGGAGAAAATGTTGAGTCTGTCCAAGTGGGAGATTCTGTCTATCTCACTATTTCTTCTTTAGAGAATGCTGAGAGGATTGATATTGACGGCAACCCAAAAATGATGGTGGGAGAACATGATATTGCTATTGTATGGTAGGAAAGTATAAGCATCTAGAAAACGGAGACGTTGTAGAAGCAATACAATACACTAAGAGTAATTTAAGGGAAATTGAAAAATGGGGAGGAGATTATGTCTCTCCCCATGATTCATTAAACATTATTATGGTGAAGACACAGAACGGCACCCTTTTAGCATTTATTGATGATTATATATGTAAGGACTCTGTTTACAACACCTACCCAGTTATGAGACATAAGTTTGAAACTCAATACATTCCACTTGGTGATGAGCCAAAGATTTAGTATATTATTATTGTACAGAACGTACAACATTCCCTTTTTTTTATGAACAAGAAAATCAACGGCTTAAAGCTAACATGCCCAGTGTGTGAGGGCAGCACATGCTTATGTGAAGAATAAGCAATTCCTCTCTTATATTACAGTCCTTTTAATAAGGACTTTTTTGTGTTTGTGTTAATAACTAGTGGATAAGAATATTTGGACACTGTTAGTTAATATAGTTAAATTTGTAAAGTTTAAACTTTTTAAGTATATTTTTAATATAAACCACACAAACATGACAGAAGAAAACCAAATCCCAGAAGCTCCACAAGAAGAGCAAGCTCAACCATCTAGAGAAGAGATGTTATCTTGGATGAAAGAGCAAATAGAATTTAAAACTGTACAAGTGCAACTAGCAGAATTAAACACAGCTCTTACAGAGTTGAAGGCTAGAGAAATGCAGGCCCTTTACAGAATGTCTCAATTGTCTTCAGCTCCTGAAGAAGAAGGTCAAGAAATGGTGCCTTACACTATAACGGAAAAAGACATTGAGGAAAATCCTGCAATTAAAGAACAAGGCTACAAAGCCGGTGACACTGTATCCGTACCATCTCCAAAAAGAAAACTAAAAAAATAAGATGTATTCTCTATTAAGAATAATTGGAGATAGACTATGCATATGGGCCTTGTATTTTAATGAGCAAGGCCGCATAGCTTCTATATTATATAGAATGGGATGTTGGATGCATTCCTTAACTTACAGAAAGATATTTACATTAACAGAACTCCACGAGATGTATGTAAAAGGACATATGAGAATTCCTACAGAAGGCATCACTCCTTATTATGTATCAGAGAGTTTTAAAAAAATGGATAAAGTTTGGTGGATTGAGAACCATCAACTAGTAACACTCCTAGAATCAATGAGTGTAATAAAACCAAAACCAAATGGCAAAAGTAAATCAAATAGAAAAAAAAGCATTAGTGAGTAATTGGAACTGTGTTAAGTTTCAAATCTTAACACATTGTTTTTTAAATGATGTACAATTATCTCCGGCAGAAATTGAATGTCTTACATTATTAGGAATAGAGCAGGAGTCTGAGATTTCTACATTCTGTGTAAAAGCTTTTGAAAAGAACATATTTAAAAGCCCTCAGTCTGTAAGAAATGCTTTGGCTAAACTAGAGAAAATGAACCTAGTGACAAAAGACGGCATCAATAGAAAGAAAATATCTCTTAACAATATTCCTGTATTGTCTACAGGTAATATACTTTTAAATTACAAGATATTAAGTGTTGAGGCCAATTAAATCTAAGGAGCTATTAGTTAGCACGGCCATGGAGCTTAACCTCCCTGTGTCTGTTGTAACCACTATTGCACAGGAATATTGGAGAGAGGTGAGAGAATCTCTTTCTGATTTGAAGCAAGACCGTGTGCATGTAACCAATCTTGGGGATTTTACCATCAAGCATTGGAAGCTAGACAATACAATAGATATGCTACAAAAAACTAAGATAAAATATCCTGAGCAAGAGCATCTAGATGAGTATATTAAGAAGATGGAGATGTTAAAAGGAATGATGGCTGAGGAACAACAAAGAAAAGAATTTATAAAAACACACAAAAGATTTATACATGAAACCAAGCTCAATAAAAAAGATATGGAACTCCCGATCCCAGATCTTGGAAGGAATAAAAAATAACATGTTCAAAACAGAGCATGTAGAAATAATAGCAAATGATAGAATGGAGATTTGTAAAAGATGTACATTTTATGATGTAACTGGAGCAGGCTGTGAAATGCCTGGCACCCAGCCTTGCTGTAACAAGAAATTAGGGGGATGTGGATGTAGCTTAAAACTAAAAACAAGAAGTTTAAGTTCAGAATGTCCTCTACCTGTTCCTAAATGGAACAAGATGCTTACAGAAAAGGAAGAAGATGATTTTAACAGCAAAAACCAATAGTTATGGCAATAGTATTTAAACCAGAGAAACATGAATATGTTTCCCTTGATCCTGAATCAGATATAAAATGGTTGAGTGTCACAAGCTTTATAGGCAATTTTAAACAACCGTTTGATGCAGACTCTGTAGCTTCTAAAGTGTCCAAGTCTAAAAAATCTAAATGGTTTGGAATGACTCCTGATGAAATCAAAGAGGCATGGAAAAATGAAGCTAATAGAGCAACAACATTAGGAACTTGGTATCACAATCAACGTGAAGAAGATATATGCCAACTAGAAACATTAGATAGAGAAGGTGTTGCTATACCAGTGTTCACTCCATTAATAAATACAGATGGATCTAAACAAGCACCAGATCAAAAGCTCACTGAGGGCATCTATCCAGAACATATGGTTTATTTGAAATCAGCTGGACTTTGTGGTCAGTCAGATTTAGTGGAAGTGGTTAGAGGCAAGGTTAATATCACCGACTACAAAACTAATAAAGAAATTAAAACAGAAGGATTCACTAGCTGGGACGGTAAGGTGCAAAAGATGAGTAGTCCTGTAAGTCATTTAGATGATTGTAATTTTATACACTATGCACTGCAATTAAGCATGTATATGTACATTATTCTTAAACACAATCATTTGTATTCTCCTGGTAAAATGGTGTTACATCACATTATATTTAAAGAATCAGGAAAAGATAAATTTGGTAATCCAATTGCAGAACTAAATTCACATGGTGATCCTATTGTAGAAGAGGTGGTGCAATATGAAGTGCCTTATTTAAAACAAGAGGTGATTGCATTGATCAAGTGGTTGAAAGAAAACAGAGACAAAATAAAAGCAAAAGGATGATACCTACATTAGCAGAGCTTCTTGATGAATATGAAAATGGCACCCTTAATTTAGAAGAGAGTGCACATAAATATTATTTAACTGAACAACACAAAGCATTTGATAATGTAAGTTGGATACACACCCATGAATTAGCTGTGCAGTCAACACTTAGAAAAATAGCTAAGAGTGCTGAAAGGGATTTACTAAGAAATCCAAAAACCAATGTAAACAATTAAAACCTATAATATGGAAGTATTAAAAGTGAATCCAATTAAAAAAGAAGGAAATACATGGTATATACCTTCTGAAGGTGTTCCTCAAGATATGAAGAACAAGTATTTAAACAAATCTGTAAGTGATGGTACAGCCACCGTGTTTATCTCGGGAGTTTCTTTTAAACAAGGTGATTCTACTGTTGGTTTAGAACATGAGTCTAAAGCACTAGATAATTTTTTTAATATATGAGAATGGATTTAATAGTGAATAGGACAGCTGAAATGTCAGCAATTATTCATGTAACATTAGGATTGTCTGCCCGCTTTCCTCATTTGAATGCTAGCAATACATTAGTTTTAATGGTGTCTCCTGACTATTCAGCCACCGTTGCTATGCACATTGCACATGAGCTTAGTTATGCAGGAGAAATGGCAGACATCCTACCTATTGATGTGCCCTATCCAGATGAAGACGTAGCTCCTTATATAGAAAAAGCTAAATTAGCCATCCTAAATCATTTTAGATTTTCAGATGTAAAATATTCTAACTATCTTTTAGTGGAAGCTGGTGTTGTTACAGGTGATAATTATATATGGCTTACTAACCTTTTAAAAGATATGGTGGTAGGAGATATTGTAACAGCAGCTATGTTTGAAAATGTAAACAGTAAATTTAAATCAGATGTTGTAGCTAACTACTATGATGATGATGAACAAGACTTAACTTTCTATTATGAAAAACCGAACAAACACTGGGATGGTAATAAACAATAAATTTAATATTGGAGATACAGTTTATGTAAAAACTGATGTTGATCAATTACCAGGAATAATAACATGCATACAAGTTAACCCTGGGGATATATTATATTCTGTTTCTAGAAACTCCAGTACATCACACTTTTATGATTTTGAACTGTCTTATGATAGAGACATATTAATAAGTATAAACTAATGGTAAGAATATTTGATATACAAAATGGAAAGATTGTGGCATCAGAGCATTGTTATACAATGATGTGCTATAAAGATATAATGGATGAATATCCAGATGAATATTTAAAGATATATGCATATATTCACTATCTTACATGTCCAAACCCAGACTTAAATCCTTTCTTTGATGTACCAGAAACGGACAAAGAAGAAATGATCAGAAGAGAAGTGGGTGGAGATTTTGATGCTGAAGATGATAAAATACAATATGCAATAGATATAACTAGTAAATTATATGAAACACCAACATCAAGAGCATATAATGGTATTAAAATTGCTTTAGATAATATGGCAAAGGTTATGGCTACAGAAGTTTTTACCTTTGGTAGAGACGGATCAGCTACAGCTTTGTTAAGAATAGCTGAGAAATTTGATTCTGTTAGACAATCTTTTAAAGGTGTCTACCGTGACTTACAAGAAGAACAACAAAGTTCTGTAAGAGGTGGACAAAATCTTGCTTATGACCAATAAAATAAAAATTATGAATAATGAAATCTTACAAGACTGGGTTTTTCACTACAACCCTTACAACGGCTTATGGGCCGGAATTCACAGAGACTTTTACCAGCACTATTGGTCTGATATCAACCACCCAAGTATTATCTTCCATACCAATGTGGAGCCTATCAAAAAGCTCGTGGTCAAACACCAAGGGGACATCAAGAAAATCAAAGCAGAACTAAATGCTAAATAAAGCCTACATAACCATCCCCACTTATGATAATGGCACATGGACTACTACAGAGTTTATGGAAAGAAATGATTTCCGTGACTTTGTAAGAAGTGTATTTAAAGATGCCGGTCCAGATGAAGGATATAATTTTGATGAAACATCATTTTTATTCAATGCTGAAGCTAAAAAGTTCCAGCAACAAGGATATTATTGTAATGCTCCTATAAAAAGTAAAGACTTTGTACATTATTGGGATGACCAAAAAGCAAAGTGTAAAAACGGAGTGATATATAAGAACAATGGTAACACATGGTATCTAACTAGAGACTATTATATGTGGTTGAACTTTTTACCAATTTATGATAAGGAGGAAAAAAGATTTGACTTTGCTAAAGTGAGGGATGCTCAGTACCATATGGCTCTTTATGAATGGCTTGCTGAATTAAATTACAAGCATGTTCCTATTCTTAAAAAACGTCAGATTGCATCTTCTTATTTCCATATGGGTAAACTTATAAACCAATATTGGTTTGAAGAGGGATCTGTAAATAAAATAGGAGCTAGTTTAAAAGACTACATTTCTGAGAAAGGATCTTGGAGGATGTTAAATGAATACCGTAACTTTTTGAATGAACACACGGCATGGTATAGACCTTCAGAGCCAGATAAGATTTTTTCATGGCAACAAAGAATTAAAGTGAGGATTCAGGGCCGTGATACATACAAAGGTAATAAAAGCATTATAACAGGTACCTCTTTTGAAAAAGACCCTACAAATGGTGTCGGTGGACCTGTAACATATTTCTTTCATGAAGAGGCTGGTATTGCTCCTAAAATGATGGATACTTATGAGTTTATGAGACCAGCCATGCAATCAGGTATGGTTACAACAGGAACCTTTATTGCTGCAGGATCTGTGGGTGATTTGGACCAATGTCTTCCTTTAAAGGAAATGGTACTATATCCACATAAATATGGTATGCAGGCTATTACAACTAATCTTATAGACAATAATAAAACTATTGGAGAAACTGGATTATTTATTCCAGAACAATGGTCTATGCCTCCATATATAGATAAGTTTGGTAACTCTCTTGTAGAAGAAGCTTTAGAAGCTATACATGAAGAAAGAAAGCAATGGAAAAAAGATTTAAGTCCTGAGCAATATCAACTTAGGATATCTCAAAAGCCAACTAATATAGAAGAAGCTTTTGCAACTAGAAAAGAGTCTGTATTTCCTCCACATCTTCTATCACATCAAAGTAAAAGAATTGAAGAAGGTGTTTATCCTGTAGAATATTTGGATTTAAGATATGATGCAGATGGTAAAGTGGAAGCTAAAACATCTAATAAAAGACCAATCAACAGATTTCCTGTAGATAAAACTATGGAGGATAAATCTGGAGTTATATGCGTGTATGAAAGACCTATTAAAAATGTTCCATGGGGAACATATTATGCTTCAATTGACCCTGTAGGTGAAGGTAAGACAACAACATCTGATTCATTGTGCTCTATATTTGTCTATAAAACAGCTACAGAAGTTATAAAAGATGATGGTCAAGGTAAGATATCTACACATTTTGAAAGAGATGCTATTGTAGCAAGCTGGTGTGGTAGATTTGATGATTTACAAAAAACCCATGAAAGACTAGAACTTATTGTAGAATGGTATAATGCTTGGACATTATGTGAAAATAACGTAAGTTTGTTCATACAATATATGATATCTAGAAGAAAACAAAAGTATTTAGTTCCTAAAGATCAGATTCCTTTCCTTAAAGAGCTTTCATCTAATGCTAATGTATATGCTACATATGGCTGGAAGAACACTGGTGTTTTGTTTAAGCAGCATTTGTTATCCTATGGTATTCAATTCCTTACAGAGGAAATAGATAAAGATATGGATGAGAATGGGGAAACTAAGAAAATCTACTATGGAGTGGAAAGAATTCCAGATCCAATGTTACTAGAAGAGATGAAACAATATCAACCTGGTGTCAATGTGGATAGACTTGTATCATTTTGTGCTCTTGTAGCATTTGCCCAAATCCAGCAAAATAACCGTGGATTGGCTAAAAGAGTGGAGATTACATCAGATAAATTGGTAAACTCCCAAAAATTAAGTAAATTAAGTATGAGGAGTGCTTTTAGAAATATGGGTGTAAACTCCAAAAGTTTAAATTTTAAGCCTAATAGAAATCCTTTTAAGAATATTAAATAAAAAACATTTAAGAGTATGCAAATATATAATGCCCTTGATCTCAAAGCAGGTAAGAAAGTAGAATATAATAAGATGGGTACCCTCACCCAGCCTATTCAGTTTTTATCTGAAAAGGAAAAAGATGAGGAATGGAGAGCATGGAACCTTGACTGGCTTGAGTGGCAGGGTATGAAACAACTACGCAGAAATGCCATCCGTCTACTTAAAAACTACAAACTTGCTAAAGGTATTATAGACAAAACTGACTATGTTGTTGAAGAAAACAATGAGCATGCAGAAATTATTGACATCCTTACAAAAGAGGATGCATCAGCATTTGAATTAAAATTCTATCCAATCATTCCTAATGTTATTAATGTTCTTTGTGCTGAATTCAGTAAAAGAGCATCTAAAATCATGTACCGTGCTGTGGATGACATGTCATATAATGAGATGTTAGAAGAAAAGAAAAACATGATTGAAGAAGTGTTAGTAGCTAAAGCTCAACAAAAAATGATGAGCAAACTTATTGAAGCTGGTATGGATCCTGAATCTGAAGAGTTTCAACAACAAATGTCTCCTGAAACTTTAAAAAGCCTACCTGAAATTGAATCATTCTTTAGAAAAGATTATAGAAACCTTTATGAAGAATGGGCTACACACCAACATAATGTTGACGTAGAAAGATTTAGAATAGATGAATTAGAAGAAAGAGCATTCCGTGATATGCTTATCACTGACCGTGAATTCTGGCATTTTAAAATGTTAGAAGATGATTATGATGTAGAACTTTGGAATCCAGTACAAACATTCTATCATAAATCTCCAGGAGCTAGGTATATATCTGAGTCTCAATGGGTGGGTATGATGGACTTAATGTCTATTGCAGATGTTATTGACAAGTATGGTTGGATGATGAACCAAGAGCAATTAGAAGCTTTAGAGGTGATCTATCCTGTACGTTCTGCTGGTTATGCTGTACAAGGTTTCCAAAATGATGGTACATATTATGATCCTACAAGATCTCATGAATGGAATACACAAACTCCTTCATTACAATACCGTCAGTTTATGAGCTTATATGATAATAAGCAAAACACTGGTGATATTATCCACATGATTCTTAATGAATCTGAGGATTTAATGGACTGGGGTAATGCACATATGTTACGTGTAACTACATGTTATTGGAAGTCACAACGTAAGATTGGTCACTTAGTTAAAATAAATGAACTTGGTGATATGATACAAGAAATTGTAGGTGAAGATTATAAAGTGACAGATAAGCCTTTATATGACACTACAGTTTATAAAAATAAAACAAAAGATAACCTAGTATTTGGAGAGCATATTGATTGGATATGGATTAATGAAGTTTGGGGTGGTGTTAAAGTGGGTCCTAACCGTCCATCATTCTGGGGTATGAATAATCCTGGAGGTTTAAATCCAATATATTTAGGTATGCAAGGAGGCCGTCCTGGCCGTATACCTTTCCAATTTAAAGGAGATAATTCTTTATATGGT